TTCTCCCCACGGGAACCAGCCATTATCAACAACCGTGGCTCCATTGTCGAAGATGCCCTCGGTACCGGCGACAAGGCCGCTGAAACTGTTGCGTACCGTAATGTCGTTGGTTGGTGCGGTCATGCCGACTGGATGAACACACAGCCAGATGCCGAATTGACCGTTGGCGATGCTCACCAGGTTGTGGGCAAACACCCTCTCAATCACGAAGTTTTTTGAAGTGTTGTTAAAGAGAGTGGCAATGGCGGTGGTGGTCGGCCTTACAATCAGGGAGGCGACGGCGGATGTGGCCATAGCTGCCCAGCCATAACCTTTGGCTGTCCAGACTCTCTGGATGGGGACATTATGAAGTGAACCGCCATCGGTTGCTCTTACATCAACTTCCTGTCCGCCTACGGCTTGTTTTGCCAATATTTTTGACTGCATTTAATTTTTCTCCTTGGGAAACTAAAAGCCGCCTGTTAAGAATTTCAGGCGGCTTACGGGTGAACTATTTGACTCAGAACTTAATCCCAATCAAATATTTCTTATAGGCATGACCTCCTTTGTTTTACGTTACCGAGATGTCGGGGTCGGCATAATCGCCGCCCATTTCCTCGATAGCGCCGATGATATGGTCTAAGTCAAGGTCGTCATTTTCGAGGAACGACTCGTCCAGCACTTGCCGATCTATCAACGTCCTGATAAGGACGACTACGAGGTTGGCGAGGGTTGTGATAGCTCCCACCTGCTCGTGCGTAAGACCGGTGGGAATGTCCGCCGCTCTCAGCACCTCGGCGATAGAGAACTTGGTAGCTCCCTTGCCGTTTTCATCGCTGAACACGAGGTAGCCTGGCTCGGTGCTAATTCGTATCATGTTGCCCTCCCCGACTTACTCGTCTATTTCCCCGGTCGCTACGAAGATTTGGAAGTCCCGGCTGAAAGTCCCGTTACTGCCGGAGAGGGTGATGACGGAGCGGAGGTATTTCTTCTGGGTCGCCACCCGGCGCACGTACTTTTTAACCGTGGTGTCGGCATAGGTGATTGCCGGGAAAGTGGCGACTGTTACCTGCGTGGTGTCGAAGGCCAGCTCGTCAGCGGCTTCAATGGTTACGACTACCGACTTGTCGCTTGAAGTGCCGGTGTCGGCATCGGCGATAACCACAATCGGCAGCCCTTCTGCCGGCATCTTGTCAATTTCGACTACCACCTTGCCGGTGGTGGCGTCGCGGGTGAGAGTGACAGACCCGGCTTCGGTCGCCGTGACACGGGGGGACGAACCGCCGTCCCTGATTTTCAATAAATCATCCAGAATCATTGTATTTTCTCCTTGTTTATTTTCCCGTTCCGCTAGCTGCTTTATGCTTTGCGGATACCGTAAAGACGGGCTATCGACCTTTTGTTAATCTGGGCAAGACCTACCGGCCAGTTGACGTTGGTTCGGTAAGTAACCTGGTCTTCGAGCAGTCCAGCGTTTTTGACCTCCAGCTTGTGCTTCTGAATGCCCCAGAAGTCCGTGCCTTCGCCAAACTTGACGGCGTAGACGGAGAAGTAGTCGCCGGTGGCCGCCGAGCCGTCGATAAGTTCGTCAGGGATAATCTTGGTGGACTGGTCGGCTTTGACGCCGATGTCGTAAATGGGGATATCGCCCCACAGAGTGACCAGTTTCCCGAACTGGTCTTTATCCTGGCGAAGGACGCTGGCGATACGGAGTGACTGGTTGATTTTACGCAGCCCCACGTCATTGGTGAACAGGGCATCGGGGTTGTGTCCGTCAACGGCGTAGGTGAGCTTGTCCATCTCAGCCAGGAAGTCCAGGGCGTGCGCCTGGGTATCGGTGATGTAGTTAGTGGTGGTCGCCGATACGATTTTCTGGGCGCTCATATCGGAGCGGTCACACCGGGCTTTCAGTCCGTCGAAGTTGTCCGGGTCAGACGTGACGAGGCCATTGATGAAGTTGTCGTTAAACTCATCGTGTTGTTACTTTCTAACCCTGTTCATCGTCAGGGCGGGTAGTCATTTCTGCTACCTCTGCACGTTTTCCGCACAGTCCAGAGTATATCTTCATTGCCTGCGTAGCAATGTGGAACGTAGACTCGTTGAGGCTATTAGCGTGTTTTAACTCTTTTAGGGCTTCGATACAACCTAGTTCAAATTCATCTAAGCTGCTATCGTTTTTCTTTGTCCACTGTTTCGCATTCGGTAAGTTGCAGGTTCTTCCACCCATAGGTTTGTTTTGGCGGCTATTGATGAAGATGAGCATTATCTGAGCTTGTAATTGTTTTACGACCAGGTAAGGCATGAGTGCCGAAAGGAAGCGGGATACCTTACCGTAGCCGCTGATAACTACTGACCATCTCGCATTGTGCTTAGGGTTTTCGGGTTTTCTGTCTTGCCAATACCCCGAAACATTTATCTCGTCAAGTATACTTGCCACCATAAACCGAGATTGCTGGTGAGTATTGCAAAGGGAAACTATTACAAACCAGTTATTAGATTTTGGGCGATTGTAAATTCCTACTGTTCCCTCACCATCAAAGATACCTGCTAACCACGCTAATCTTGCCTGCTGATTGCCCAATCCTATCGCCTGTTGCCTAATAAGCTCGATAGTCTCTAAGGGTTTTCCAGCATATAGTTCCATCTTACTGACCCTATATTCCTATTAAGGCCATACTCTTAGTCTTCATAATGGTCTGGATTGAGCGTACGTCCTCGACGGTCTGGTTGTCCTCGACCATCTCCTTGTCCACGTCAATATTGCCGCCAACTATCGACAAGCCTTCCTGAACGGGTTCGGTAGTGCCGGTGGAAGACGACCAGGTTGCGTTCAGCTTGCGGCGGGATACGCTGGGTAGTGTCTGAATGCGAATCATTTTCTTGTAGAGAGAGCCGATGGTCTCCCAGGGGATGAGTTTCATCGGTTGGCTTTCCTCAATGAGGGTCTTAGCCACCGATTTTACAAGCGGGTCTTTGGTGATTTTGGCAAATTCGACCAGTGAAAAAGTTCCTGCCATTGTAATGGCCTCCTTGATTTATTTTTTCTGTGAGTATGCTTTACGCGCCAGGTCTCGGGCGGAGAGATTGTCGTTGGATGTATCCATGAAGTCTCCCGGCCCCTTATCAAAGGTCTCCGGTTGCACTTTGGCCTTCTGCAACTGGGTTTTCAGATTGTCCTGGGAGAGTTTGGCCGCCCGCCGTATCATCATCTCCGGCGTGGTGATGGCCTTGTCGGTGATGAGGGCTTTTACATCCTCATCGGAAAGCTCGAACTCCTTACCCATTTCCTGCGCCATCACCGCTTTAGCCGCAACATTCGACTTTGCCGTTAATTCAGCATCTTGCTGGCGCATCTGATTGAGTCTGGCCTCGGCTTCTGCCGTTGACTGCCGGATGCGCTGTCTGCGGTCGGCATCGCTCTGGGTGATGACGCCGGTTTGTACGTCCTCAGCGTCCTTAGCCGTAGCCTGTCGCTCGGCTTCCTGGGCTTTGGCAATCTCCTGCTGCATGGCCTGCTGCAATGCCTGCCTTCGCCACTGCTCGGTCTGCTGTTGCTGTTTCGAGGTGATGTCGGCTTCACGCTGCCGGACTTCTTCTTCGGTGTAGAGTTTGGGCTTCTTTTCGGGTTCGGCTTTCTCTGCCTTTTCGGGTGTGATGGCTTTGGCTTCTGCCCCAGGTTGCGTCTGCTTGGTTTCGGTTTCAGGTTGATGCTGGTCGGCACCAGCCGCTACCTCTGCCTGCTCTCCCGCATTAACTTGAGGCTGTTCCTGTTCTACCATTTTGATGACTCTCCTTTTTGTTTTTCTTCAAACTAAAAAGCCCGCATTTCTGCGAGCCTCTTGGTTTAGCTTATTCAGTTGTCAGTTAATCTATCTGGGTGTCTGTGACTTCTCCCATAGCTGGCGGGTGGTCTGTTTCAGCCAGACGTTATAATTAGTCTGCCCCATCGGATACTTGGCAAAGAGGTCTTTAAGAGCTGCGTCCTCTTGAGATGTCAACGCTTCGCCGGTATTCCAAACCTTGTTGAAGGCCAGGAGTACCAGCATTGAATTATCCGAGCGTACTTTAGATTTCAGGCCGTCCCAGCTATAAGACTGCGGGGTAGTAGTGGCCGTTGTGGTAGGTTCTGCCGCATTAACCTGATTGCTCGGCACGTTGGTAACTCCTTGAGGTGTGGCGCTGCCACTATTTACATCGGTTTGGCTACTGGGTGTCGTGGTTATGGGAGAAGCCGTTGTTTTCGTGCCCTGAGCTGCCAGAAGTCCCTTTACTAGGGTGTCGGTAGGGGTGAGGTTGTCATCTATCATGCCGAGGCTCTTTAGTTTCTCCTGTGCTTTAAGATTGGCCTCTACCCCCTTGATGGTTTTGGGGTCGATTTTATTCTCGGCTACCAACTGCATTACGACTTTAGCGGCGTCATCAGTTCGGACGGTCGAAACTTCCCCGGCGATAAACAGCTTGGCATCGATTAGGGGGTTGTTTTCCCGATACTTTTCCCTTGAAACAAGGCTTTTGGCCTTGACTTCCATCGGGTCGGTAGGGATAGCGTTGTAATCCTTGAAGTCGTCTTTCCACTTGAGGCTTAACTGATAAGGCCGGTCTATTTCAAGAGACGTGAGGCCAAGCCATTCAGCGAAGCTACCAGCCAAAGCGTCCTTCTCCTGATTTATCATCCCTTCGGTAAATGACGGGTAGCCCCAGCCGCCGAAGATTCCGGCCAGCGTTAAGGGCTTGCCGTCATAATCTTTAGCGTTGGGATTGCCCCACAGCTTTGCGATGTTAGCAAGCGTGCTGGTGGTAGGCGCTGATTTACTGATACCCTGGCTTACTGCGAGCATGGCGAGATTAGGTGTATTATCTTCCTTGCCTGAGAGCGATATGTTTCTACCGGTGGCGTAATAGGTCGCTGCGTCAATATCCTGTAAGAGACGCCGTAAGTCAGCGATGATGCCGCCGAGATAATACTTCCGGTTGCCGATTTCGATTTTGCCGAAGTCGGGATTGAACGGATTAAGGGTTACATCCTTGCCCTGGCCTTTATTTATCGTTAAGTATGCCGCCGTCATCGCCCCGATAAGTGCGGTCAAGGACTGCGCCGCTTGTTTGGAGGTATAACTCTTGGGGTTGGTAACGATGTCCCAAACGATAGCGGCGTTGGCACGGGTGAAGCGTGGCGACATAAAGCCAAAGGCACTCTCTAAACTTCGCTGGTTAGGGGAGATGCCCATTGCGCGGGATGACACAACGCCTGACATCTTGTTGGACATCCTTGCCCACTCGTCAAGCATCCCCGCTTTTTCTGCGGCCTTGAAGCCCGCCTTGTAGAGGTTGATGGCGGTTTCAACCCTGCCGGTGGTAAATACCGCATCAGAACGCCCCAAGATGTGCTTTGCGATAAACCCCGCCGCATTGCCGATTTTCCCCTCCGGCGCCTTTGCCAGCATTTTACGCAGTATATCAGCACCTTCCGTAAACTCGGCGGTCTCTACCAGCCCGCCCCGCTGGATGAAATCCTTAACGACGTCGGAGTTTTTAACAATAAAGTCCTCAAGGTGGGTCATTTCCTTGGAAGTCAAAGTTTTAACTACGCCTCCGGTAGTCCTGCCCCACGTCGCCGTGGGTTTCCCGGACGCCAGATTTTTGATGTCGTAACCCAGAGACATAGCCTGCTGGATGAACAACGTGGAAATGTCGTAGGCCAACTTCCCCATTCTTTGAACAGCGCCAATTTTACCGGCTACATCTATGGCTTCATTGGCGTTTTTCATATAACCGAAGTGCCTTCGGAGTTCGTCAGCTATTTCCTGCCCCGACTTCCCCATCTGCGGCACGATTACCCTATTCCCCATACCCGGCAGGCCGATAACCTTCCCGTACTCGGTTGTGCCGGTCGATCCCATTCTCTCGGCATACTTGGCTTCCATAGCCGTGACGGGCTGCAGCTCGTTTCTGGCATTGTTAATCAGCGCCTTGATGCGAGAGTCCAATGCCTGCACTTCCGCCGCCGTCTCAGGTATCGGCTGTTCCTGCCACCTGGCAATCAACGCTTTAAGTTCTTGGGTCTCGTCAGGGAATGATTTTTCAAGGGAAGAGAGGGTCGCACCGGGCAACCTTTCACCCCTGACTGCCCGATTCAAGACCGTCTGGAGTTGCTCTGCTTTAGCCAGCCTACCCTCAATTCCGGCGACCTGCTCTATGGTCATCCCCAGTTCGGAGATAGCCTTTTCCTTCGGGGTAGTGGTCTCAAGTATGACCTTCACCGCCTCGGCGAGCCGTTTCTTTTTCACCAGCTCGTATGACGCCCTGACCTGCTTGTTTAGCTCGATAATCGGGTTTGACTCATAGGTGACGCCCGATTTCATACCTTCAGCTACAGTTGCCCAGTTACGTTTTGCATTCAGAACAGTCTTCTTTACCTTGACATCGGCTAACTGTGCGAACTGGTCGAGCAACTTGTCGACTTCGGGAGAAGGTGTTACCTTGCCTTCTTTAGCAGCCTGGGCAAAGCGGGCAAGATAGCCGTAGTCCGACTCATTCGCCGCTTTCGCAAACGCTGTGTTTTCTTTGGTTAATTGGCGTCCCAGGTTTCGGGCGAGACTGCCAGCCGCATCCTCTTTGACTTCGTTGACGACACGATGCAGGAACGCCCAGCCGTTTTCACCCGTCAAAGCCCTGACCTGGCCGGGTTTTATCGACACACCCGGAGCGGCGTCTACCAGTATGTTCTCGTTGCGGAGCATGGCTGACATCTGATTAGAGACGTTACGGGCTTCCTCGATGAAGGCCCGGCGGTCATTCCCGACTTTACCAGCGCCAAAGTCATACCACGGGGCATATTCAATCAAGTCGTGCATCGCCATTGACTCGGCGCCGTTGGGCAATGGTTTGGTTTGTTTTATATTCTTGGCAAGCGATACGCCGTTTCTATCAGTAACGAATAGTTTTTCACCGCTTCGCCAGAGAGCGTTAGCTTTGGCCATTGCATGGCGCAAGCCGCCTTCTATCTGGTCGTCAATCATCCCTGACATAGCGGAGAGTTGTGTGCCGGGTTCGTGACCTGCAACGGCCAGCGGGTTCACGATTCGCCCTGCCTGATTGATAACGGGTTTTTGGAGTACCCGTTGAGCCTTGCCGGGAATTACCTGATTGAGCGCCCGTAGCTGTAATTCGGGAAATGAACTTATCTCTACACCGTTGAAAGGTTTCGATACTTCGCTAGCCGCTTGTGCTACGGACGGCACCGGCGGTTTGACGGGTGGAGCGCCTTCGGGTAATGGTGACTGCCCGGGTAACGGTTTGGCGGCCTGCTGCGCCCTGATAACATCGGCGTCAATCAGGGGCTGCTTTGCGCTGGCCTTACCCGATACCTCACCGAACATCTGGGACTGAGCGGTTTCCTCACCGATACCGGGAATCCCCGTCTGTACCGAGGTCGAGGGCGCCATTTCAGGAACAGCTTTAGATAGTTTAGCCCGCCCTTCCCGCAGGGTGGTCTCGTAAGTATCGAGCTGATATTTGTTATATTCGGGAAAAAGGTTTTCCTTAGCTCCGGCGTGATAACCTACGGAGCGATTGTTGAGTTCTCGTTGGGCTTCCTGAATCAGAAGGTCAATATTTTCAGGATTCGAGGTTTGAAGCTTCTTGGCGGCTTCGAGCCGCGCAAGTTCTAACTCCGCCTCTCTCCTGGTGCCACTGGCTAATCTGCCAGGTTTAGAAAGCGTTTCAGTGAGGTTGGCGATTCGCTTGTCGAGTTCAGCCGCTTTATTAACATTCTTCCCGACTGCTCCGGCCTCACCCTCCACTACCTCACGCACTCCCTGCTTGACGGCCTGCCTCTCCGCTGCCCGTTCCATACCACGAGTGAAACCTTTTAACGCAGTCTTAGTCCCTGCTGCCGCTGGCCCTGCGCCGAGAGATACCGGCACGCCGGAGTACATCAGGGGGTCTAGAGCGGCGCTTACCGCAAAATCAGCCACGCCCTTCACATCAAGGCGTCTCTGCCCCATAAAAGGCACGTTAATATTAACGCCCGGCGTCTGGTACTCATTCCAGCCCTGCTCACCGCCGACATAGTTGTAGAGACCCTTCTTTCTCAGGAGTGCGGGGAGAATCACTTGCCCCATAGACCGAGGGTCTATCATCTTGCCCTCGGATAAATATTTCCTCTCCTGGGAAGTTAAATCAGTTTCATCCATACCGGCAGCCGCTAATGCCTGCTTTTGATGATCGGTTAGTTCCGCATCCTCGTAAGGATGGCGGGACTCTATCAGATTCATCAGGGCAACATTTAGCGGCCTCTTTAAGCCGTATGTCTTCTGAGGCGTTGCTTGAGACTGCGGATTAACACCGAAGCCCAACCCGTTGACGCCGGTTCGGGGCTTTTCCTGCTTGTTCACGTAATCAAGAAAGGCAGTTGAGGGCGCAGTTCGCCGGTCGCCTACAGCCGACAGTGCCTTTTTCAAGCTGTCATCGACAGTAATGAAGTCGCCCGCTATTTTGGTATAGACATCACGATAGGTCATCCGTCTACCTTATGTTCCAGACTGAACGCAATGAGGGGATAAAGCCCTTGTCCGTTGGCGAGAGATTGAGCCACTCTTTCCAGACGGGGTTGTTGTTCATCAGGTAATCATAAAAGCTCAGGCTCGGCGTCTGCCCGCTAAGCGCCTGATTCCCCACCGCGCCTTTGTAGGCGTTATATGTTGGGTTATACTGGGAGCGGTAATAGTCCAGAAAGCGGGAGCTATTGCTCTTGGGAGTCATCCCGTAGTAAAGAATATCGGGGTTATCTTCGAGAAAGGGTTGGTACAGATTACTTGCCATAATTGACACCTCTGCTATAATTGGGACATTGGAATAGGAGGCAAAAATGATAAATTACATCACCTTAATAGGGTTTCTGCTTTTGATAATTATCGGGTTTATTATCTTTGTCAGACATTTATTTAAAAGCCAATCCTATAAATCTATATGGCTTGAATATATCAAGGAGAAATTGCTTTGAAGAAGATTTTGATTGTGCTTTGTTTAGCTGTTGTGATGCTAGCCGGATGCTCGGGTGCTAAAGCATCCTCATCTTCTGTCAGTGACCTCGAAAGCCGGATTGATAAACTGGAACAGCGAATATCGGTCTTGGAGAGTGCTACAGGGACGAGAACTTATTCAGCCCCAGTTGGGACGTTGTTTCCCTATCATCCAACCCTGGAAGAGCGTGTTGCCAATATAGAAAATGAACTCAACCCGATATTAAAGATTCGTTAGATGCCGTATTTATTGCGGAGATAGTCAAGAAATGAGGCATTTTCGTTAGCCATACCCTCGTTCCCCTGAAATGCGCTTTGGATACCGCTATAATTTTGCCCCATTGAACTCGCAATGGGATAACCGTATTTTTGACCGAGGACGTTCTGTGTGAAGTAGCGACCGAAGCTACCCAGAGTGTCCCACAAATCCCTCTGGTCTACTGCTTCGAGGCCACCTATTTGATTGAAAACATTTGGGGCAATGCTCCTTGCCCCCGTAATTCCGGTGTTTGCAAGAAAGTTCGAGGCATCTTTCGAGTAAACTCCGCCTCCGCCTGCATTTGCTCTTGCCTGCGCTAAGTAAGTACCGTAAAAAGGGTTAAACTGGTTAGCTTGCCACTTCTGAAACGGCGTCAATCCATAAGCACCGATACCCAGAGCATTATAAAAAGCCTGTTGCGGGTCAGTTTCCCAGAGTGCTTCTTGAGCCACATTACTTAGGTCACCCCATGTTTGATTACTTCCCCCCAAAGTCGGCGGAGCGGTCTCGGTCGTTGGCGGCGCAGGGTTACCGGGTGTGTAGGGACCCGAGATGGGCATAAATCCCGCGCCACCACCCGCCCCTTGTACCGTTTTACCTCCCAGCTTGGCGGGCAACTGACCGCTCCACGCTGGGTTAATCTCCCCGTTGGACATCAGGCCGCCGCCGTAAACGTAATCGGCGCTGTCCGGCCCGTAGAATTCCATATTGATGTTATCCCTGTCGGTTATCTGGGATTCTGAGGCCTTGTCGCCGTCTGTGGTCATCCATTCGCGGGTCTCGTAATCGAAAAAAACACCTGGCATTTACCTACCTCCTTGTGGTGCCGGTATCCTGGCTAATATTGCCTGTAACTCTTTAGGTATCGGCTTCCCCTGCGCCGCTAACTGTTCAGCCATCGCT